GTGACATTTGATGAATTTTCAATAACAATAATTGTTGATGAATATCTAAGAAATTGGGAAGAAATTCAAACATGGATAATTGGTCTAGGAAAACCTTTTGGATTTAAAGAGTATGAAAAAAGAAAAGAAGCCGGAGTTGATACAACTGGATCTTTATTCATTCTTACTGGTTCAAAAAATCCCTCATTGAGATTCGATTTTTATAATTTATGGCCTAAATCTATCGGATCAGTTCAATTTGATATAATGGCTGCCGATATAACATATTCTACAGCAGATGTAGTTTTTCAATATAATTATTATACAATGACAAGGCTAAACGAACCCACATAAAACATTATGAAATTAAGTGATATTCAAACAATGTGGCAAAAAGATTGTCAGATTGATGATACCAAATTAGATATAGAATTATTAAAACTCCCCAATCTTCATAGTAAATACTTAGGGATTTATAACGATGAATCTCTTTCTCAAAAGAAGTTATTTTTTGAAAATAAGAAACTTCTAAAGTTTAAAACTATTTGGTATGCTGGAAAAATGAGTGAAGAAGAATTAGAAGAGCAAGGCTGGGAACAATTTAAAATTAAATTAATTAAAGGATATGAACCTAAAATAGAAACATATCTTCAAGGTGATGATGATTTAATTGAAGCAAATCAAAAACTGGAATATCAAAAGATAAAAGTAGAATTTTTAGAATCGATTATCAAATCCCTAAATACTAGAGGATATAATATTAAATCGGCTATTGACTTTTTACGATTTACAATGGGACAATGATATTAAAAAAAATAGATGATGTTCATTTATTAGTGGAATGTGAAAGAGGTCAAGCAGCAGAATTAAATGATTACTTTACGTTTGAAGTTCCAAATGCTAGATTCACATCGGCCTACAAAAATGGATTTTGGGACGGTAAAATTAGACTATTCGATATAAGAACAAGGAGATTATATTATGGACTTGCTGAATATGTTAAAAAATTCTGTGATACCGGAGACTATGAGTTACAAGTTGATAAAAGTTTTACGTTCGGTAATAATAATTTCACTGATACTGATTGCTCTCGGTTATATGGACACTACGCTTTAAATCTAGAACCTAGAGATTATCAATTAAGAGCTGTAACACATTGTATTCAAAATGATAGATGTTTACTCTTGTCTCCAACAGCCTCTGGTAAATCTCTTATAATATATTTACTTTTAAGATATTATAATACAAGGAGTCTTATAGTGGTACCAACTGTATCATTAACACAACAAATGTATACAGATTTTCAAGAATATAGTAATGATTGGAACGTGGAAAAAAATTGTCATATTATAAGTGCTGGTAAAGAAAAAGAAACTGATAAGCCAGTAGTTATATCAACTTGGCAATCAATATATGGTATGCCTAAAAGTTATTTCGAAGAATTCGAGTTTATGGTGGGAGACGAAGCACATCTATTTAAAGCCAAATCTTTAACTTCTGTAATGAGTAAGTTAAAAAAATGTAGATACAAATTTGGCACAACGGGTACATTAGATGATACTCAAACTCACAGGTTAATTCTTGAGGGATTATTCGGTCCAATTTTCAACGTAATACAAACAAAAGATTTAATTGATGCAGGATATCTTTCACAATTTTCTATAAAAGCTCTTATATTAACTTATAGTGATGAAGAAAAAGCTGAGTGTAAAGGTTTTTCATATCAAGATGAAATGGATTATATTGTTAGACATCCTAAAAGAAATAAATTTATTAGAAATTTAGCAATTGATCAAAAAGGGAACACCTTGCTTTTATTTCAGTTTGTTGAAAAACATGGTAAAATATTATATAATATAATAAAAGAAAAAGCAGAGGATAATAGGAAAGTATTTTTTGTATATGGAGGAGTTCATGGATCAGACAGAGAAGAAATTAGAAAAATTACAGAAAATGAAACCGATGCGATTATTGTGGCTTCGTTCGGAACTTTTTCTACTGGTATTAATATTAGGAATCTACATAATATCATTTTTGCCAGTCCTTCTAAGTCTAAAATAAGAAATTTACAATCGATAGGAAGAGGATTGCGAAAAGGGGATAATAAAAAAGAAGCAGTATTATTTGATATAGCTGATGATTTATCTTATAAATCTTATACCAATTATACACTTAAACATTTTAAAGAAAGAATTTCCCAATATAATGAACAACAATTTAAATATAGTATGTTTCACATTAGGATGTAATTTTATATATTCTCCGGTGCCGACAACATATTTATTATAATATAATTTTTCAAAAAAATCAACCGTAAGTTAACAGTTGATATTATTACAGAAATAGGGTATAATATAGGGTATAGTTATGGATAAAGAAACAGCAATAAAAGTTTTATTTGAAGAGAATAGGATGCTCTTACCTACTAATAGGTGGGCAAAATATCATCAATTAGAACACGAATTATATCACCATAATAGTATAGATTCTGTATTTTTAAATGAACTTAATGTAGATCTATCTAAAATGGTTAGTTTAATAACTGATTATGGTTATGGCGATATTGTTTGTAATATGAATTATTGGTTGTGGTTAAATGAAATTAGACCTATAAGATTGAAAATTTTGTATGATGAAACCCATGAGACAAAAGGGTTCAATAATAAAGAATCCACTTTAGCCAAAATTGAATATATGGTTAAAGAATGGGATTCAGATATTGAATATAAATTTACTAAAATAAGAAGGTCTTTCGGAAATATTTTAAGAACTTATAAAAGTGCTTTGAAAGGTAAAAATCTTTTTGCTCATATAGATAGAACTCATAGAAATATGTGGTATAAGTATGTTCCAACTAATATGGAGCAATATGTGTTTTCACCGCTTTCAACACAAATGGAATGGTATCCAACTAAAACACAATGGAAGAGACCTAAAAAAGATTCTGTTTGTATATACAAATATTCTCCGCCGATTGGTTGGGATTTGATTTCGCAAAATTCTTTTGAAAACATCGGTGATAAAATGATATCACGAGATGAAAAAGTTGTTACTACATATTGGAATGATTTGGAAAAGGCATTAAAGAAATCCAAACGTAGCATAGAGTATCTTGATTATACTATGACTCCTAAACAGCTCTTTACCGCAATTTCAAATTGTTCTTATCTAATATCATCGCGCGGTGGTTTTGCTTACTTAGCACAGCTTATAGGTACTCCTACAGTGATTGTATTTCCTCCGGCAGATATGATTCCAGAGAGAAATTATACTCCGCAAAGTGTTCAATTTCATCAAAAAACAATGAAGTTGTTTTATCCAACAGAAATAGCTACCGTTGATATTGAAGAGTTGTCTGCCCAAAATACTATGCAAAAAACAACAACTTATCATAAAAAGAAAGAATATCCAACTTTAGAATCAATGCAAAGGTTAAAACAAGATGCAACGAATTTTCAGGATGAAATTGTAAATGTATATAGAGAAGCACAAAAAAAAGATGCTGAAGCCCGACCACAGAACCAAGTTAAAGAGAAAGTAGATATTCTCATACCACCACCGGCTAAAGCAAAAGTGACAAAGAAACCGGTTAAAACAGCAATTAGTAAAGCACTTAAAAAGAAATCTAAGTCATCAAAAAAATAGGTAAACCATGGCCAGAGCGAAGTCAATACATTATGTTGATAATAAAAAATTTCATGAAGAAATGGTTAGTTATAAAAATCATTGTGCTGAGGTAAAGGAAAAAAATCCAGAAGAACTAGTTCCAATTATTCCAGATTATATTGGATCATGCTTTATGAAAATTGCGGAAAGATTAAGTTTGAGACCAAACTTTGTTAATTATACTTTTAGAGATGAAATGATATCGGATGGAATAGAAAATTGTGTACAATCCGCTCACAATTTTAATCCAGAAAGGTCTTCTAATCCATTTTCTTATTTTACCCAAATTATATATTTTGCATTTATTAGAAGAATACAAAAAGAAAAAAAACAACTTTATATAAAATATAAAACCATTCACAATAATAGTATGTTATCTGATAGTATTGTGTTATCAGAACATGATCTGGATGATCATCACTTCAATGTTGAAGTTTTATCAGAAGAACAAAAAGCAAATATGTATAAATTTGTAGGAGATTTTGAAGCAGCAAAAGCTAGAAAATCAAAAAAATCCACAGCAAGTGCGGCCAATACATTGGTACCTTATATGGTGGAAGCTAAAACAACTCCATGAAAACAGCTGTACTTACGGATACCCATTTCGGTGCCAGGAATGATAACATAGCTTTTTCTAGTTATTTTACCAAATTTTACGAAAATATATTCTTTCCTTATCTTAAAGAACATAATATAAAAAAACTTATACACATGGGGGATGTATTTGATAGACGAAAGTTTGTTAATTATAAATCTCTGTATGATGCTAAATGTATGTTTTTCGATCCCATGGCAAAAAATGATATAGAATGTCATATGTTAGCCGGCAATCATGATACGTTCTATAAAACTACCAATGAAATAAATTCTCCAGCTCTTTTATTAAAAGAATATTCTAATATTACAACTTATAGCAACCCTTGTGAATTAACATATTGTGATTCAACATTTATAATGATGCCATGGTTATGTAAGGAAAATTATGAAGGAGCCGTTGAATTAATTAATAATACTAAATGTGATTTAATGTTTGGGCATCTTGAAGTAAATGGTTTTGAAATGATTAGAGGACAATTTTGTGCTGAAGGATTAGATCGAAAGTTATTTGATAAATTTGATATGGTTTTTAGTGGCCATTTTCACCATAAGTCAGATAACGGTACTATTTACTATCTCGGAAACCCTTATCAAACTAATTGGATGGATTATAAAGACTCACGAGGATTTCATGTGTTTGATTTTGAAACTAGAGAATTAACATTTATTGAAAATCCCTATGAAATGTTCCATAAGTATTTTTATAATGATTTAGAGTGGGCCGTGGAAACAGTTCAAGCAGAAGATTTTGATAAATGGAAAAATTGTTATGTTAAAATAATTGTTGAAAATAAAACTAATCCATATCTATTTGATGTAGTATTAGATAAAATGTATAAATCTGGAGTAGGGGATATTACTGTTGTTGAATCTTTTGCTGAATTAGATAATGATGAAACATTCGTTGATGAAGCTCAAGATACTATGACAATTTTATCTTCGTATATAGAACAGATGGATACAATTGCAGATAAAAAAAGACTTGACATTTTAATGAGAAACCTATATAATGAATCTTTAACCTTAGAGTAATATGAGTGACAACGCATCTTGGTTTTATGGTGAGCGTTTACC